ATATAGAAATATTCACGCAAAACGCAAAAGAATAAAACAAGGAAGCGGAGAAAAGATGAGAAAACCTGGATCAAAAGGCGCACCAACAGCTAAGAATTTTAAGAACGCCAAGAAGACTGCTAAGAAAAGAGGCAAGCTTCGCATCAATAAAAAGAAATCATATTAATGGAAGAGCCTTTTCCAGTCGTTTCAAGTGAGTTGGTAAAAAGACTCAATGAAGTTTTTCCTCCTAAAGAATTTGAACCAAAGGATGATCTAAGACAAATGGATTATTACTTTGGACAACGAAACATAGTAAACTATTTGCGTGCTAAGAACGCAGAACAAAACGAAAACATATTAACTAGAGAACAATAAAACCAATGTGCTTATCAAGCCCTAAAATGCCAGAACCTTCTGCTCCACCTTTACCACCACCACCACCAACGGAGATGGCAGCAGTTGTAAAAAACAAAGCAGACGATTCAAGACGCATGAAAAAACGTAGAGGCACAAGTTCTTTAACAATCGCAAGAAACTCTGTGTCTACTCCTTCGAGTGGCTATGGAGCTAATGTTCCTTCCTAAAATTTTATAACCAAAGAAACAATTTATCATGGCATCATACATAACTAACATTAACTTGGCATCCAGTAGTACACTGAACAGTGACGGAAACGGAACGCTTAACTCATCCAGTACCCCTGCAATCAACAAAACAAAAGGAGGAGATTACTGCTTCCTTGCAAGTGGTACGTTCGGTTCTGGACGCACACTTACTTTGCAACACAAAGTCGGAGATACATTTGTAACCATTGGATCAGATACAGTACTTACAGCACCAGGAGGATGTGTATTTACATCAACACAGAGCGACATACAGCTTGTAGTTTCTGGAGGATCTGGAGACAGCGCAGACAATCTTAATGTTGTGATCTCACCTTTACCTGAATAATAATAAAAAAACTCATTAACTCATTTTTGCATGACTCTTACAAGACAACTGACTAAATCACTAACTCGCTCACTTACGAGAAAGTTGACAGGCGAAGAACTTAATCGGTTATTCCTTGAGAAGTTTAAGTTTACTTTGGGGAGTGAGTTGGTAGTTAATGGAGACTTTTCTCACGCTTCTAATGGTTGGTCGCTTGATTCTAATTGGTCTATTGGAAGCGGTACTTTGAACAGAGCCGCAGGAGCTGCGAATTTTGCCAATGTTAGCTCGATGGTTGTAACGATAGGCAAGACTTATGATGTTAATTTTGATATAGTCAATTATTCAACAGGCACAAACTTTTTGAGTTTTGGAGGAGATTATTTAACAAAGTCACAAACTTCCAATGGCAGCTACAGTTTTAGAATAACAGCTACCTCTACTCAAAAACTTCAGTTTTATTCAGTGACAAATGCAGTCTTCTCTATAGACAACGTCTCCGTTAAAGAAGTCACCAAGCAAGCACCAGTAGCAGCCTTTTCTCTTAGAAAGCTTGGAGACGTTTCTCCGTATGCTGCAAGAATCAGAAGGTCAAGCGACAACACCGAGGCACAGGTGATGTTTGATGCGAGTGATAGAGTGAGTGAGTCATCGGTCGTTCGAAATACTTCACAGAATTTGATCCCCTTCAGCGAATCCTTCAGCAACTCAGATTGGACTAAAATCAACGCTGCTGTTACTACTTCAACAATCACTGATCCGTTTGGAGGCACTAACGCTTACAAATACGCTGAGATTAACACAGCTAACAACAATAAACTACTTATTGACACCTTTGCGGTATCAAGTGGAAAGTCGTACAGTTTAAGTATTTATGCTAAAAAGGGTGAACTCGATGTTATTCAGCTTATACTCGGCAGCGTAACTTATGCAGGAGGAAATAACCACGCTAACTTTAATTTAACAAGCGGAACAGTCACCGCAACAGGTGGAGGATGTGTTGCTAAAATAGAAGAGGTAGGCACAGAAGGATGGTACAGGTGTTCGATAAGTGATGTCACGAGTGCATCAGGAAACACCGAAGCTGTGATAGGTTTATACAACAGTTCTTCAGCAGGCCGAGCTTCTACTTATTCAGGAAACGGCACTGATGGAGTTTACATATTTGGATGTCAGTCGGAGGAAACAGTCACTTATTCGTCTACCTATGAGACACTTAATACTGCTAACTTTGAAACTGACGTTGCAGTCCTTCTTGCTCAACCTGTAGGGGGGACAACAACTCTAACAAGAGAAACGTCAAACCCTTTGACTGGTTCGGGTTCACTGTTGTTTACGACTTCGGGAAGTACTAACGCCTCGTATCCTCGTATTTATGCAGCTAGTAATGGTACTAGTGCTGATGATACTCTTAGAATACCTGCTGCTGCTCGTGTTGGTGAAACGTACCGAGTTACAATGACAACTAAACTTGTAAGCGGTTCCGTAAAACTTCTTACTGTCGGCTTTGGTGATACGGATAATGTTTCTAGTGACGCTGTTGTTTTAAGCGGAACGCAGACGCACACTTTTGAAAAAACACTTACAGCGGTTACCTCGTCTAAAGCAACATTCATTGGCTTTGATGGTAAAAATCATCAGGGGTCATGTCTTATTGACTCAATCAAGATCGAGAAACTTCCACCAATCCCTTCCGAATACATCAGCACCCCAGTGGTGAGTAACGATGGACTAACATTTACCGAAAGTACACTTGATACCTTTGTTGGCGGAGAGAATAAATTAACCTATAGCGAACAGTTTAGTTCTTGGGGTGCCTATAATGTGGTACGCACTGCTGACAATTCGGTTACTGATCCATTTGGAGGGACTAGTGCTTATAAGTTGAACGAAACTGCGGTTACTGACTTTCAGTTTGTAGATTTTCAACCAGTCATGGGAGCGAGTCCACACACTTTCTCAGCTTACCTTAAATCAGGAGAAAGAACTACGGCTTCACTTTTATTGACTCAAGCAGGTAATGTTGGAGCCATTTTCGACCTGTCAGCAGGGACAGTATCTTCGGTAACTGGCACAGGTAACACAGCAGCTATTGAAGCTGTTGGTTCAGATGGTTGGTTCAGATGCAGTATTACTAATAATGGATCGGCTGACCTTTCTAATAATATTAGAATTAGTCCACGGAACGGATCGTTATCAAGTATTACTGGAGAAGCTAACAAAGGCATCTACATCTTTGGCGCACAGCTAAACACCGACTCACTCAAAAAGTATCAAAAGACCAGTGGCTCCGTAAGAGACGGAAACGCAAGTGTAGTCGTGCTATACAACCAAACTGGTGGGGAAGATGCTATTCAGTCTACTACTGATTATCAGCCATTCTTATACAAAGCAGGGTTGCTTGTAAGATCTGGAACTAGTCCTGCTATTGAGTTTCTTCAAACTAGTCCTAGCTATTCCAACCTTGAAATGAACGGAATAAATGCGGATCGACTTGATGCTTGGTTTGTTGCTGACACTTCAAGCACACAATACATCTATCCATCTGCCCACGACAATGGCAATAGACATGGTTGGATTGGTCAAGATGGTAATAGTAACGTTCAAGCCCACCTTGATTATGGAGGAGAGCCTGTAAGACTATATGCAAACGGAACGCTAGTTGGAGGCTACGACATCACAAGAGATGCAGTTCATGCAGGGCTAAACGGTCGCAAGTTAGTTCATCACCAAGATGCAGATACAGCGGATTGGTCAACAATTCAAGTTGGTTGGTATGGCAATGGAGCAGCTGTCAGTTCTCACATACCTTGGAATTACGAAGGCAAGATGAGTGAGATGGTCTTCTTTGATTCAAACCAGTCGAGCAACAAGACAGCCATCGAACAAGACATAAATGACTTCCACAACATTTACTAAAAAATTATTACTATGACCGATCCATTTTACATTATATACGACAGCGAAGACCAAGCGCATATTCGCAGTGAACAGGCAGGAGCTATGCGTGGACTTAGCCATAGCCAGACTGGCACTGGAAGCAGGTACTGGTGGGGTTGGATAGCTGAACACAAAGAAGAGAACGCTAGAGTTGCTATTGCACTCCCAACAACAACGGAAACAGAAACAGATCCAGAAACATTTGAAGTAATCTCTTCAACAGTTGTGGCAGTCGATAAAGATATCCTTACTGATGAAGACGAGATTGTAGAGAATCTTCCGAGTGACTGGGCATATCCTCCCGAAGACCCTTTAATGGAAGAAACACCTCAGAGAGCTAGGGATGCCAATGGAAGATTTATAGCAGATGATCCGACTACTCCTGATGAAGACGAAGCTTGGACTCAACCCGATTGATTAGCGCACCAATGGAAATGACCGAGTGTCTTCTAACTTTTTCAAATGTCCACGAAGCAATGGACTATGCAAATTCGCATGGTCTTTCAACAACACGAGAAGATGGTAATGGGCATGATGTCACTCTTCCGCTCACTCAATCAGGGCAGCACGTATTTACCGTTATCAATGGACATTTTATTCCGAACAATTTTATAGACTAATTTTATATGAACTACGATTACAAAGAAACAGCAGAGCAGCTTTATACTAAGCTCGAAGGAAACAGAGATAGTTACCTTCAAAGAGGAAGACAAGCTGCAAAGCTAACCTTACCTTATCTTCTTACTGAAGAAGGCTTTGGTACTAACTCCCGACTAAATACTCCCTTCCAAGGCATAGGAGCAAGAGGAGTTAATAATCTAGCTTCAAAACTTTTATTAGCACTACTACCGCCTAACGCTCCCTTCTTTCGTCTTCAAGTTGACACAAACAAACTACAACAAGAAGGCGCACCAGAAGAGGTAGTCAGTGAGATAGATTCTGCTTTAAGAAAAGTAGAAGACACAGTGATGGATGAGATTGCTACAGAGAGATACAGAATAGCAGTCCACGAAGCCCTCAAGCAACTCATCGTTACTGGAAACGCTTTATTGTATATGCCAGAAGAAGGCGGTATGCGTGTGTTTCGTGTAGATAGGTATGTTGTAGAGCGTGATCCTATGGGTAATGTTCTTTACATTGCCACAAAAGAGACTATCAGTTATGCAGCTCTTGATGACGAAATAAAAGAAGTCATAGGAAAATCACAGAACAGCACGGCAGGTGCAGAAGACACAGTAAATTTATACACCGCTATTTGTAGACATGGGGATAAGTGGCTTATCAAGCAGGATGTTAATGGTACTTTATTGCCCGACAACGGAGGTACTATTCCTCTTGATAAGTCACCCTACATTCCTCTTAGGTTCTCTCGTGTTGATGGAGAGGCTTATGGCAGGGGTTATGTAGAAGAATACCTTGGTGACCTACAGTCGCTTGAAGCTCTCACTAGAGCCATCGTTGAAGGAAGCGCAGCAGCAGCAAAGGTTCTTTTCTTAGTTAATCCAAACGGAACAACAAGATCAAAGCAATTATCAGACAGCCCTAACGGATCTATTGTCCAAGGAAACGCTGCTGATGTTTCAACGTTACAACTAAACAAGTTCAATGATTTCCGAGTAGCTGCTGAAACAATCAACACAATCAAAGACAGACTTGGACAAAGCTTTCTACTTACTTCTAGTAGTATTCGTAACGCTGAAAGAGTCACAGCAGAAGAAGTTCGGATGATTTCTATGGAACTTGAGTCAGCCCTTGGTGGTTTGTATTCGCTTCTTAGTAATGAACTACAGCTACCACTCGTAAACAGACTTATGGGTGTTATGCAAAAGAAGAAGAATATGCCAAAGCTTCCAAAGGATCTAGTGAACCCTGTCATTGTTACAGGCATCGAGGCTCTTGGAAGAGGACATGATCTACATCATTTTCTT